TGGATGTTCAGCAGAAGGACAAGGAAGCCACGATGGACACCATGACTAAGTTGCTTCAGATGTTCCAGAATGCAGAACAGGAGAGGCAGGGCAGACAAGACGCTATCATGGATTACATCAACACCAATGGTAGTGACAAGATTAAAGACTTAGCTTCCAAGCTCCACTAAGCCATGAGAAGGATTCAACCTCCGTTTTTTGGTTCAGCGGAGGCAGCAAGTGGTACTACAGTTACCCTGGTTCCTGCCAGTATAGAAGTCTCTGGTGGTACGCTAGGGATACTTCAAAACACGAATGTATCTTTATCTGCCGCAACGATTAATGTTTCTGGCGGTACGCTTAGTGTATTACAAGACCAGAATGTAACGCTTAGTCCTGCTGCTGTAGAGGTATCTGGTGGATTGCTTGCAATATCGCAAGCTCAGACGGTAACGCTATCTCCTGCTACGGTTAATGTTTCTGGTGGTACATTAAGTGTACTTCAGAGTCAGGATGTTACTTTATCTGCTGCTGCGATTAATGTTGCTGGTGGTTCACTCGTTATCGCTGCTGGTGGTGAGCAGATAGTAACGCCTATTTCTGCCGCAGTTGAAGTGTCCGGTGGGACTTTAGGGGTAACAAGAGGGACGGTACTAACATTAGTCCCCGGTTCGATTGAAGTTTCCGGTGGGACTCTTGGTATAACAGCAAGCACTTCTATTGCTACTTCTGCTGCTCCCGCAGGTGGTGGTGGTTCAAGAAAGAGAAGGAACCGAAGACAGTTTCTCAATGTAGACGGGAATCTGATTGAAGTAGGTTCTTATAAAGAGGCTGTCAAACTCTTTCAGCATCTTAACAAGACGGAAGAAACACCCAAGAAGAGAAGGATTAAGCTCAAGGTAGCTGGAAGTCCTTACGTTACAGTTTTCGATAATCCCTCTGAGTTACTTCCTCTCAGAAGGATTCATCAGGTGTTGGATAAATCTTTTGAGGAAGAAGAGGAATTAATGCTGCTTCTATTGTTAGCAGCTTGAGGATATAGAAATGGCACAAGGTACAGTTAGTGTATTTGAAGAGTTTATTAGAGATGTTGGTGAGGAAGACCACAATCTTAATGGTGATACTCACAAGATAGCGTTGTATACAACTACTATGGCTACGGATACAGCCGCTCCGGTATATACAACGACTAATGAGTGCAGTGGAACTAATTATTCTGCTGCCGGTGAGACTGCAAATATCACTTATGCGGAGGCTGGTGGAACGGGTACGCTTGCTCTAGGAACTGCCGTTACTTGGAGTGCTGATGCTTCCGGTCCTGATGATGTCAGGTTTGCTCGGGTTTATTCTGATAGTGCGGCAGCTAAAGAAGCTATTGCCGAGATAGACATGAGGGCGGGTGGAACCACTGCTTTGGATTTGGGTGATGGTGATATCACGATAGGAACAGGAACTATCCTAACGATAGCGAAAGCATGAGTTTAGAGAAAGAACTGGATAGGGGACTTCAGGCTAGTCGAGCCTATGAAGCAGTTAAGGACAGGCTTGATTTAATGAAGTCGGAAGTCCATAGACGGTGGGAAGCATCGAATATGGATGACGTTGACGGAAGGGATCAAGCTTATCTTATGTTGAAGGCTATCAAGCAATTGGAGCAATCCCTTAAAAGAGACATAGACACCGCTAAATTAGCGAAGATTCAATTGGAGAAAGATAATGGCTGAGCAGGTCGCAAGCGTACAGGAGAGGCTGGAGAACTATCTGGCCGCTGAAGAAGGGGAAGTAGAGGAAGAACAAGCCCCTGCCCAGGCACAGCCTGAGCCTACCCAGGAGGATGCCCCTGAGACTACTGATGTAGAAAAGGAGGAGCCAAAGGCGCAGGAAGAGGAAGTAGAGGAAGTAGCTATCTCTAGCTTTCAGGAATTGGCAGAGCATCTGAAGATATCTCCTGAAGAGCTTTATTCTCTGGAAGTGAATGTAACGGGTGCTGATGGCGCACCAAAGCAAGTCCCATTGGGGGAGTGGAAAGATTCGTATCAAGCATCTGAACTCTTGAAGACCGAGAGGGAGAAGTTTGGTCAGGAGCGGGTAACCTTTGAGCAAGAGGTTTCCCAAAAGAAACAGGCGATGGATGCAGTGTTCTTTACGGCATCTAAAGTCCTGGAGGACACTGAGAAGAATGTACTTGGGTACATTGATAATCAGTTAACAGATGACCTCCGAGTAAATGATCCGGCGGAGTACGCCTTAAAACTTACAGAGAGAGATAGGGCAGAAGCCCAGTTAACATCCAGAAAAGCAGAACTGAAAGGTGAATACGGGAAGCTAATGAATGCTCAACAGCAGGAGATGCAAGCCCAGCAGGCTCAAAGTCTTCAGCAGGCGTATCAGGCTTTACCGCAATTCATCCCTGAGTGGGCGGATGAGGAAGTCGCTACTCATGAGAAATCTCAGTTGGTCAAATATGGATTGGGCGAGGGATATACCGAGCAAGAGCTTTCGAGTCTTGTAGATCCACGGGTAGTCCGTTCTTTGAGGAAAGCGATGATGTATGACGCTCAGCAGAAGGCGGCACCTGCAATAAAGAAGAAGGTGGTATCTATAGGCAAGAAGGTTATCAAGGGCGGTAAGTCCCAAAGTAAAACGGAGAGGAAGGCAGACGATGTTAAACAGGACTTGGCTAAGTTCCGCAAAGGCGGCGGTCATGTTCAGGATGCTGCCGACCTCATTGAAAAACATTTTCTCAAGGATTAATTATGGGCGCTCCTACAGGTACTTTTAAAACTTACGAAGCAGTTGGTAATAAGGAAGATATTGCCAACATGATTTATGACATCTCTCCGACTGAAACTCCTCTGATGAGCAATGTTGGTCGAGGTAAGACATCGCAGAAATTCTTCCAGTGGCAGACTGATGCGCTGGATGCTGCCGTTGCAAGCAATGCGGTAATTGAAGGTGATGATGCTACGACTGACACCGCAACCGCAACTGTTCTTCTGGCTAATTACTGTCAGATTTCCGATAAGGTAGCCCGTGTTTCCGGTTCGCAGGAAGCTACTGATTCTTACGGAAGAAAGTCAGAAATGGCTTATCAGATTGCAAAGCGTGGTAAAGAACTGAAGCGTGATATTGAAAAGCGCATTTGTTCCGGTGAAGCGGCATCTGCTGGTTCTGCTGCGGCAGCGCGCGAAACTGCTGGATTGGCTTGTTTTGCATGGGACAATGAGGTTGACTGTAGCCTTGCTGGAACTGCGTCTATTGTTACCGTTACATCCGGTGCGCCGACAACTGACATTATCTCTGCTGGCACGGCAAGTCCTGACACTTTGACTGAAGCCGACCTGAAGACTGCCATCTCTTATTGTTGGGATGATGGTGGTGATCCGAATATGGTTCTTGTCGGTTCGTCCAACAAGAAAGTTATCTCTGCTTTTGGTGGCATTGCTACCCAGTATCGGGATAACCCGCAGACTGGCCCTGGTACGATTATCGGTGCTGCTGATGTGTATGTGAGTGACTTTGGTACGGTTAATATCGTGCCTTCCAGGTTTACTCCAACCACGGGTGTTCATGTCATCGACACTTCCACCATTGAAGTGAAGTATCTGCGTCCGATTCAGATGACTGACCTTGCTAAGACGGGTGATTCGATGAGGAAGCAAATCCTTGCTGAGTACGGTCTTTGCGTGAAGAGTCCTTCAGCGAACGCTTACATTCACACCACCACAACTCCGTAAACGGAATAAGGGGGGGCGAAAGCCCCCTCTTTTGCTAGGATATTTATTATGTCAATAGTAGATGTAAGACAAACAGACAATACAGTAAACGCTATTCTTTTAGAGCAGACAAGTGCTTTGACGTTAAACGATGGTGTTGCAAATGACACTTTATTTATGGGTGTTGTTATCCTGCATAATGCTGCTGCTGTAACTGCCACTATTGGTGGGTTTGACGATGAAGATGGTGATGCCGCGCCAATTGTATTCACTGGGAATGCTACTGCTGCTACACCTTCAGATGTAAGTATAAACTTTGGAGGGATGGGACTTATAAATGACGGTGGTGCTTTTACTGTTACAGCCAGTGTTGCCGATAAAGTTCTGGTTATGTATAAGAAGGCATAATGGATAAAAGACTATTAGGTTACGACCCTTATACTGGAATAGAAACGTGGTTTCATTACGATGAGTTGACTGATGAAACTACAATTCAAGAGAAGGCAGATTTAACTCCGCTTCATAAGTTGAACTATGAGATGCGGAAAGATGAAGACCTTACCAAGAAAGGGATAAAGCATGGGCATTGGTTATATGCCAGTATCCATCCTATTGAACAGCAGATGATGCTCCAGAAGTATGGTGTGGATTGCTTTAACAAAGACCAGTGGAAAGAAGTGATGAAGATTCTTAATACTGACCCTGACTTCCAACGATGCAAGACGACAACGGGAACTCATGCTTGAGCATATAAGGGGATTAATAGACAAACAGGAGTGGCTAGAGGCATTACAGGCATTAGAGGAACCCATGCAGGAAGACCCAATGAATCCTCTTGCATTATTTATGTTGGGGCAGGTTCTTTTAGAGACTGAGAAGCAATCTCTTGCTTATCCGATTTACACATTACTTACTCAGTTAGACCCTAAACGTCCTGAGATATGGATTAACATGGGGAAGGCAGCGGGGGAACTGCATAGGTATGAAGAAGAAGAGAAGCATTTCAAGAAAGCGTTAAAGTTAGCTAAAGAGCAGGATAACAAGCCTTGCATTAAGATAACAATTCAAAACCTTGGTACAGGGGCAGTACATCAAGCTAATCCTGATAAGGCTTTGTATTGGGCAAAAAAGTCTTTAGCTATAGGTGAAAACAGGCAATCAAGGATTGATATAGGATATGCTAATTTAGCAAAGTACAACTTCAAAGAAGGGTGGATTAATTACAATTACGGCATTGGGATGCAGAAGCATCGTGATGTTAAGCAGTACAAGGATGAACCTGAATGGGATGGTTCTGATGGGAGGAGGCTTGTTCTTCATGGAGAGCAGGGGTTAGGGGACCAGATAGTTCATGCTGAATGTTTGAAGGATGTGAGAAGGAAGGCAAAGAGCATAATTCTTCATGTTAACCCTAAGCTGAAGAACCTGTTTCAACGCTCTTTTATCATGGAAACGCACGGGTACGGAGAAGATGATAGCAGGGCATGGGTAGATTCTGCTCAAATAGACGCTTCTGCTTCTTTTTCGAGGATTCAGCAGTATTACCGTGATGACATAGACAAGTACACTGGAAAGCCTTATTTGATAGCTGATTGGTTCCAGAGGGTTCAGTGGAGAGCGTTGTTTGATGAGTTGGGGGATAAGCCGAAAGTAGGCATAGCCTGGACAGGTGGACAGGCAATGACTCAGAAAAGTGCCAGAAGCACTACTTTGGAAACCTTGCTTCCCATATTGGGAGCAGATGTAACCTGGATATCTCTAGAGTATAAGGACAGGTCTGAAGAGATTGCGGCTTTTGAGAAAAAGCATGGAATCAAGATATATGACTTTCCAAGGGCAACTCAGTCAGATGACTATGATGACACTGCCGGACTTGTTGCAGAGCTTGATTTGGTTATTTCTGTTCCTACTTCTGTTGTGCATCTTGCTGGTGGATTAGGGATAGAGTGCTGGTGTATCACGCACCCTCACCCTCATTTCATGTTTGGACTTGAGGGCAGGAAGATGCCTTATCACAAGTCTGTTGAAATCTTCAGAAGGGTAAAGGGTTGGGAGCCATTGGAAGAGATTAGGGGAAGATTAGATGCGATGCGAGATAGTTATTCCTTGCGGTCCGGGACACGAAAAGATTCACGAAATGGCGATTCAATCCGTTCAGATAGCGGAGATGGACAAGGGACCGTTCGAGAAGATAGACATATCGGTTATCAATGATACTGAGGGGAATCTAGGGAGGAGTAGAGCAAGGAATCTTGCTGTTAAGAACTCTGATGCTGACTGGATATTCTTCCTCGATGCTGATGACAGGATGCACCCCAATGCTTTCAGGGTGATGAATCAATTCATTGATGCGATTCATTCTGTTGATGGAATCAAGTATAAGAACAAGATAGATGCGGTATGGGGGAATATTTGGGAAATAGCCGGTGGTGTCTGCGCCTGGAGGTATCAAGTGCCGCGCATGAGGACGCACAAGGAGCTAATAGCCCATGACCCTTACCTTACCCTTCAGATGGGTCATTTCGTCCGTAGAGAGGCCTTCCTGCCTTTTGACGAGGGTATGAATACGGGTGAGGATTTCAAGTATTACCTTCAGATGTGGAAGGAGAGGAACTGCATAAAGGTTGAGGATTGTTTATTCCTTAATCAGAAGGGGATTCACTCGACCGGGCCTAAGTCGGCAACGGGGAGGGATTGGAATATTTCGGTAGGAAAGTTAATAGGGGAAGCAAGGAATGATATCAATTCTAACCCCAACTAGGGGAAGGCCAGAGATGGCGCGTAGGATGATGGATAGTGCTGGGGACCATGAGTTCTTATTCTATGTGGATGAAGATGATACCAGTGAGTATGACGTTCCACACATAGTGGGTCCGAGGGTTAGATTAGGTGTTGTCTGGAATTATCTGGCGAGACAGGCTAAGGGTGATTACCTGATGATGGGGAATGATGACCTCATTTTCAGGGATAAGCACTGGGCAGAGAGATTACAGGAAGTCCTTCCTTCAACTGAAATAGGTGTAGCCTGTTTTGATGATGGAATTAATGGGGGCAAGCACTTCGCTTTTCCTATTATGACAAGGGCATGGTATGAGGCAGTTGGTCAGTTTACTGCTGAAGTCTTTACGTTTGGGTTCCACGATACTTGGATATTCGATATAGCCAAGAGGGTGAACAGGGCTTTTTATATCGGTGATGTTCTAATCGAGCATATCCATCCTACTACGGGTAAACGTCCGGCTGATAAGACGTTTAATGAAAGGAATTGGGGTGTAGACCCGCAGATATACAAAGGCACTGAGCCGATGCGTATTGATATTGCAAGGATGCTGGGATTTGTCATCCAATGATATCTCTATCTTTATACAATGGGCATAATGCAGCGATATGTATATTGAAGGACGGGGAGATACTTCTAAACTGGGAATTGGAAAGGTTTACCAGGATTAAGCATGATTATGGATTCAATCAAGAGTTTCTTGATAAGAGTCTTGAGTTATGCGGAATCCAGATGACTGATATAGATGTAATACTCTCAAACAGGCAAAACTATAATCGTCCTTCTCCGTGGGAAATACCTTTCACTGAAGAGTCTCAGGTATTTGAACATGGGTATGCTATTAACCACCATTTAGCTCATGTTGCTTCAGCTTATTACACATCACCGTTTACCCATGCCACAGTAGCAACGTGGGATGGTGGTGGGGATAATGAGAATGCCTCTTATGCAATAGCAAAGGGTAATAGGATTGAGCGATATCAAAGGGGTAACGGAAAGAACATAGCAGGGTGGTGGAGCAGTATCACCCTAAATAACTATAGAATGCCTCGTTTACATGATTGGGACCCAGGTTCAGGTGCAGGAAAGATAATGGCACTAGCGGCTTATGGAGTCCCATCAGATGAGCTAGAAGATAAGATAGAAGAGGATATGTCTGGAGAAGTTAAGTCTCATTTTACTGATACCAAGGCATTTGCATTTAACGATGATGAAGACTTATCTGTTTTGAGTAAGAGAAGTCTTGATGTTGCTGCGTCATTACAGAGCAAAACAGAGAAAGAACTGGAAAAGTATTATTCCAAAGTATACGAAGATGCTCCTGATGAGAATCTTTGTATTGCTGGTGGGTTGGCGTTAAATTGCGTTGCTAATACGAAGGTAAAGACTTCCTTCAAGAATCTTCATGTCCCGCCATTCCCAAATGATACAGGCCTTGCTATTGGAATGGCTTTATATCATTGGCATCATATATTAGATAACCCTAAAGGTAATTGGTTTTCTCCGTATCTCGGGCCTGAATGGGAATATAAAGGAGATGAGGCTGTTACTGTTGAGAAAGTAGCAGATGCTTTAGAAACTGGATTAGTTTGCATCTGCCGGGGAAGGAGCGAAAGCGGTCCTAGAGCATTAGGACATAGAAGTATAATAGGATTGACATCAAGAGATTACAGGGATTATTTGAATACTTATGTGAAGCGTAGGGAATGGTATCGTCCTTATGCACCGATTATCCTTGATAAATATGCGGATAAGGTATTAGAAAATCCCTCTCCATCTCCTTATATGAGCAAGAGTGCGACTATAAGAGAAGAATGGAGGGACAGTTTAATTGCTGTAGACCATATAGATAATTCTACTCGACCTCAAATTATTGAGAGGCACCATGATGAGTTCATTTATGATGTGATAGAAGAGGTCTATCGAAGGACGGGTGTTCCAGCCATATTGAATACCTCATTCAATCTTCAGGAACCAATGGTAGAAACTCCAGAGGATGCTTTGAAGACTTTTGATAAGTTTCCTATCAAAACTATGGTTCTTGGTGATTATATGGTGCGGAAATGAGGGCCGCTGTTTACCGTGTATTGTATGGGGAGGACTTTATTGAAGAATCTATCAGGTCTGTGTTGGATTCTGTCGATAAGGTGTATGTTTTCTGGACTGATAAAGTATGGGGTGGCTGCACTGAAGTAGTTTATAATGGGGAAACAATTCAGTTCCCAAAGAAGTTTGACGCCTCTATAGAGATAGTAAAGTCAATTAATTCAAATAAGATTTCTCTAATAGAGAACTATCAACCTACACCATTAAATCAATATACTCATTTGGTCAATGATTACGTTAAGGCTGAGTCTGTATTGTTGGTTGAGCCAGACCAGGTAATGAATAATGCTGAAGAGGCATTTGAGTTATTTGAAGCTGTAAATGTTCGTTGTGCTGCTGTCCCTCAGATTGAGTATTGGAAAACGAGAGAGTATAGAATTCCTGATAGGAATCGTTGTGGGCCTATATTCTGGAAACCGCCTTTGCCAAGTACAGCGCCAAATGGATTACCTACTACCGGGAAGGTATCTTACTTAAAGTCAGGAGCCCACAATTACGGATTCTGCGTTTCAGAGAAGGTGATGTACTGGAAGCACCTTACTGCTATAGCCTTTTCATCAGTGATTGATGATTCAATACCAAGAGAAGACTGGTATGAGGAAGTTTGGAAGAAATGGGTTCCAGAGATGGAGAACCTGGAGATATCTAAACATTTTCCGTCTGCAATACCTTATGCCTACAAAATTAGATAAGTATACGTCTACGGGCATAAAGTTCTGGTTGCATCCAGAGAAGATGCAAAACTATAGAGATGGTAATCCAAGAACTATCATCTCCACTCATATAAGTCCAGAAGGCGCATGTAATCTGGATTGCTCATACTGTTCAGTTCACAAAAGAACCCAGTCTGAAAGATTGAAGTTGGACGATATTAAGGGATATGTCCAGCTCTTAAAAGGACATGGGTTAAAGGCTGTTATTCTGACAGGTGGTGGTGAGCCAACTTCCTATAAGCATTTCAATGAACTTGTTGAGTTCCTTCATAGCGAAGGTTTGAAGATAGGCTTGATTACTAATGGGACTTTAGCAAAGAGAGTTAAGGTATGGGATTTATTCTCATGGGTGCGCGTTAGTTTAAACATCTTTGATGGATGGGAAGAAAAGATAAGTATCCCTAAGCTGAATTGTACTGTTGGTTGTTCTTATATCCACACTGGGAATAAAGCCGAGGTAGAAAGGATTTCAGCATTAGCAACAAAGTTAAATGCTGAGTACATTAGGGTTCTTCCAGATTGCAGAAACGTCAATCTTCCGATGTGGCATAAAGAGATTGACAGTATCTTTGATGACAGGTTTATGCACCAATACAAGATACATAAAACGCCAAAGACATCTATTTGCCATCAGTCATATTTCCGTCCTTATCTGCATGAAAGCGGATATGTATTCCCATGTGATAGTGTTGTATTGAATGAATCTCCTGGTATGTTTCTTGAGAAGTTCCGTATATGTAAATGGGATGAGTTTGATAAGTATTTAAAGGGCGAGATTAAGGCAAAGTTTGACCCTAGACATGACTGTCATGGATGTGTGTTTTCAGACAATGTACAGTTATTGGATGACTGGAAGACTAAGGGTATAGAAAAGTTTGGAACCATAAAGGGGATAGAGCATGGGGACTTTGTATGACAAGGACTATTATGAGAATGGAGTTGTCACAGGTAAATCACTTTACACTAATTACCAATGGATGCCTGAATTAACAATACCGATGTGTTGTGATTTGGTTCGGAGTCTAGGGATAACAGAAACCGAATCGGTTTTGGATTATGGATGTGCCAAGGGCTATATGGTACGAGGATTAAGGTTGTTAGGTATAGACGCTTATGGGTATGACATAAGCAGGTATGCGTTGGATAATGCCCCTTCGGATGTAATGAGTCATTTGTATTCTACTTATCCTTGCAGGCATTTTGATTGGATTATTTCAAAGGATGTGTTTGAACATATCCCTTACAGCTCATTAAGTGGGATATTGAACTCTCTTGAATGCAAGAAGTTATTTGTTGCTGTTCCTTTAGGGAAAGATGGGCATTATGAAGTTCCTGCGTATGAGTTAGACACTACTCATGTAATAAGGGAGCCACTGGAGTGGTGGATAGACGAAATAGAGAAGGCGGGATTTCATATAAACTATGCGGGGTATAGTTATGGGAAACTGAAAAAGAATTGGTCAAAGTTTGAACGTGGAAATGGTTTTATCATAGGGGAAAAAATATGAAAGTGGGAATTATTGGTCTTGGTAAACTTGGTCTTCCTGTTGCTGTAGCTATGGCGCATACGGGTGAGCATGATGTCATGGGGTATGACATTGATGAGTCTAGGATGACGCACGAACCTCAGACTTACCAAGAGAGGGGACTTACAACACCGCATTTTAACGATGACCTATGTACTTCGCCTATTCACTTTGGAAGTCTTGAGTCCGTTGTAGACCATTCAGAAATTCTCTTTGTTGCGGTACAGACCCCGCATAATCCCAAGTATGAGGGGATTACAAAGATTCCGGCTAAACGGGTTGATTTTGATTATGACTATTTGAAGTCTGCTGTTTCTTCAATAGCCAGTGTTATAAAGAAAGACACCATTGTTGTTATTATCTCTACGGTTTTGCCCGGTACGGTTGAACGGGAGATTAAGCCTCTCCTTAATCGGAATATAAAACTGGTATACAACCCGTTCTTTATTGCGATGGGGACTGTAATCCCTGATTTCCTTCACCCTGAGTTTATCCTTCTTGGAAGTGATGACCCTGTATCGAGGGACAGGGTTGAGTCATTTTACGGGACATTGATGAAGTCCAGGGCATGTAAGATGAGCATTGCATCTGCTGAACTTACAAAGGTTGCTTATAACACCTTCATCTCAAGTAAGCTCTCATTTGTTAATACTCTTCTTGAGATTGCCCACAAGTCTCCTGGTGTGAATGTGGATGAGGTAACTAATGCGCTTTGTCAGGCCACTGACAGACTCATTTCACCTAAGTATATGATTGCGGGGATGGGTGATGGTGGTGGATGCCATCCAAGGGACAATATTGCTCTTTCATGGTTATCCCGTGAACTGGATTTGAAGTACGATTTCTTTGAGGCAATTATGATGTCCAGGGAGAAGCAAGCTGAGTGGCTTGCTGACCTGATGAAAGAGCATAAGATGCCCAAGTGTATTCTTGGATACTCTTTCAAGGTAGAGACTAACATTACTACTGGCAGTCATGCTTTATTGGTCAAAGAGTTTCTTGATGACGTAAAACTCATAGACCCCCATGTAGACGGGAATCAGCAACTCCCTTATAACCCTCACGTTTTCTTGATAGGGATGAACCATCCTGAGTTCGCCAAGTGGAAGTATCCTAGCGGGTCTGTGATTATCGACCCCTGGAGATACATTCCTGATATGGATAACTGTTTTGTAATTAGATTAGGTGAATAATGTCGATTTCCACATACGCAACGCTTCAGACAGCAGTTAAGAACTGGCTCGATAGAAGCACAACAGAGATAACATCTCGCGCCCCTGAGTTCATAGCTTTGGCTGAAGCAAAGATGAATCGTGCGCTCAGGGTGAGGCAGATGGAATCCAAGACATCAGGAACAATGTCATCCAGTTCCCTGGCCCTTCCTTCTGATTGGGTTGCGTTCAAGTCGATATGGTATGAGACAAGCAATACGAGATATGAGCTTACTAACATTACGCCTCAAGAAGCTATGCGCTTTGATGATGGTTCTACCGATTATCCTACTGGTTATTACATTGCTGGAAGCACTGTCTATTTCTCTCCTGATAGCAATGGGGACTATACCGTTGGGTATATCTACTATCAGCAGATACCTGCTTTAACTGATTCCAATACAACTAACTGGTTACTGACTGCTCATCCTGATGCGTATCTTTACGGTGCCTTATTGGAAGCAGCGCCTTATTTGAAGGATTACCCTGAGATTCAATTATGGATGACTGCATTCAGTGCAGTCGTTGAGCAGATTAAGAAGGCAGACCTGGATGTAATGTCTGGTGCGCCGTTGAGAATGAGGAAATACTGATGGCATTAGAAGAGAGCGGTGTTGACTATATAGATGATTTAGTCATAACAGACCCTACTAATGGGGAAGACCCTACAGATGGTGCAGGGCATATCAGGTCTATAAAGAAGGCAGTGAAGCAATCCTTCCCTGCTGTAGACGGTGCGGTTACTTCTACTGATACAGAGTTGAATTATCTTGATGGGTCTACACCTGGAAGTGCGGTAGCAAGTAAGGCTTTAGTAGTTGATGCGTCTGGAGACATAGACGCATTAAAGACAGTAACAATAGATACTGAACTTACAGTTGCTGAAAGTCCGTTTGCTGTATCAAGTGATGGAGGATTTCATACTTCTGCTATAGTTACTGCTATCCAGGGAGATGGAAGAACAAGCACTGCTCCTCCTGCTGGTGGGACGCTCCGTGTTATGCCAGAAGCAGCAGTAGTGGGTATCGTAGTTAAAGGGGACACCAGTCAGTCACAGGATCTACAACAGTGGTTGGATAGTGCGGGTACGACTGTAGCCAGCATTGCAGCAGATGGCGGTTTAGTCCTTCCCAACATACCAACATCAGACCCTGGTGTTGCTGGTGAGGTATGGAGTGATACTGGAACCCTAAAGATTTCGGCAGGTTGATATGACTCCTGAAGAATTTAAAGCTCGATACAGAAACAAGTTAGCAAGCAACTACCTATCTGAAGAGGATAAGGTTCTAATGACTATTGCTTGGCAGCAAATGTCAGCGGGTGAGAGAACATCTATTCAGAGAGCGTTGGAGGCAAGTAACAGTAAAAAAGCCATTGACCTTATAAACAAGGCAAGACGGAATCTAGCTCTTACTATGGCTGATACTCGATTAGACGAGATAACGGCAGATGGTTCTGTAAACCTTGACTCTGAATTGGATGAGCTATTGTGAGAAAAGAGATTCATAATCTTGGAGGAATCGGGGTTATTAAGGATCTAGCACCTTGGCAACTGCCTGAGAATGCCTTTACCAAATCCAACAATATCAGGTATGCGGATAATCAGGCTGGAACATTCACAGGATATGAGGATTATGTAACCCCTACTGTCGTTCCTTACTATGTAACGTCCATAGCTGATGGAACCTCTTACTGGTGGGTTTATTGCGGTTTAGACGAGATATACGCCTACGATGGGAGTGACCATGAGAACATCACAAGGGGTGGTGGTGGTGGAGGTAACGTCTATACAGGGACTGCATCAGACAGGTGGAACAGTACGGAATTCAATGGCTACCTGATTCTGAATAACAATGAAGATATTCCTCAGTCATGGATTCCAGGCGCGGCTAATAACTGCGTTAACCTGATTACTTGGGATACTGATAACAAAGCTCTCGTTGTAAGGGCATATAAGGATTTTCTTATAGCCTTGAATCTCAATGAAGACTCTACCTTATATCCAAGACGGGTCAGGTGGTCTGATGCTGCTGACAGTGGTTCACTTCCTGGTTCATGGGATGAGACTTCAACATCAGGTGAAGCGGGTGTTAATGATTTAACTGAGACTCAGGGTTCTATCCTTGATGGAATGCCGTTGAGGGATTCTTTCTATATTTATAAAGAAGACTCAGTATATGGTATGCAGTACATAGGTGGTACGTTCATCTTCCGCTTCTGGCGAGTATCGGGATTGAATGGTGCTTTAGCTCAACAGTGTGTTGCTGACTTAGGTAACAGGCACTTTGTTTTAGCTGATGGTGATTGTTATGTCCATGACGGTCAGAACTCTCAGAGTGTTATTGACAAGAAGAATCGGGATTACCTGTTTTCCGTTATAGATGCTGACAATTACACCAACTGTTTTGTCCGTCATTTCAGAAGGAATAATGAGGTATGGGTTTGCTATCCCTCTTCTGGTCAGACATTCCCAAACAAGATGATGGTCTGGAACTACAGTGATAATACTTGGACAGAGCGGGATTTGAACTCTAACACTGCTTCCATAGCCAATGGGATTATTGCTGATGCGTCCTATAGCTGGACTTCACTGCCTTATGCAACGTGGAATGACTGGACAGGTACTTGGGGTTCCAGGGAGTATTCACCGTTAGATCAAGCGATGGTTTCCGTTACAACGGATACAGAGTTATTCAAGCATGGTAGTACCAATACGGATGATGCAAGTGCGATAACCTGTACATTAGAGAAGACTAACATTGAGTTAGGTCAGGGTTCTCACATGATAAAGGCTATCCATCCTTATGCGGAGGGTCAGTCTTTCAATGTATACATAGGGTATCAGGACACAAAGAACGCATCTGTAACCTGGGATGGGCCGCATTCGTTTGACCCATCTTCTGATAGACGGGTTAACTGCCGTGTTACTGGCAGGTATCATTCGGTCAAGTTTGAATCGATCACTGATGTTGCATGGTCTATCAGTGGGTATGGCATTGAATACGAATCTTCAGGCATACGATGAGTGATGTAAATAAATACAGACCTGAACCTACAGGTGATTTAACCCTTGAGTGGTTGTTAAGAGAATTACACAGGATATCTTATGACCTGGAAGAACTGCATATGAGTGGATATGACTTTGGATTAGAGGTAGCCAGGGGGAATGTCAGTGGGATGTCCAAGGTTAACAAATTTGGACGGGCAACCTTTTGTGATGCCACAGAAGACACGGATATCCATGATGGGGCGAATGAAAATAGTTATCCTACAGCCGCGTTAGATGATAGGCCCACTTGGGTAGCTCCTACTGCGGCAAGGGTTCATGCCATTAAGTCAACAAGTGATGAAGATTCAGACACAGGTGGTTCTGTAGCACAGGGGGATGGAGCAAGAACAATTCGAGTTTATGGGTTGC